ACGTATCAAATACGCAGCGGTACAAAATGCTTGGCAATGGATGGACCGTTGACGTAGTATCACACATAATGAAAGGACTAACACAATGATGCAAAATATAGATATTTTTTTGGATAATATGAAACGTTTTACTCAAGAACATCAAAGCACTTGGGAAGAACGAAAGATACAAAAGCTTGAACAGCAAGTCGTTAGACTGAAAGAAAAACTTGAGGAGATGACACAATGAACTTAACAATCAACACAAAGGCTTTCCCTGACGTAGATCCTGGAATGTTACAAGAAATGCTTGGAGTATTACCCTATTGGGTAGGTGAGTACATCATCTATGGCTACATGAAAGGCATAGACATCATTGACTTTATGACTGAACGCTATGGTTTCGGTAGGCTTTATCAATTCAAAGGTGAGGTTTTAGAAGATGGTACATACAAGAATGCAGAAGATCCTGACTTACCTTACATCGGAAAGTTACTCACGCCTGATGGCCCTGCATACTTCTATCAGTACGCTATGCTTGCGCTGCCGTTACCTAATGGTGAGTACTTCGTAACACGGATGGACTAACTCTATGCTGATCTTACTTATGACACCTATGCTTGCATACTTCCTGATGCTACTCACCGTAGTTATCCTTGCGAGTATAGGTATAGACGTAAGAGATCTTGACACGGCTAATCTTTTCGTGATATACATACAGATATTAACAATACTTATCGTACTACGATGGCTAAAGAGAAAGGTATATACAGATGAGTAAATGGACTACAGCACTGGCAGAACGTGGAATCGACTGCTCAAAGTGGAACCGTAAAGGGTTTGAGAAAGTACCTGCTGATGTGTGGGAAGATTTACTCTACGAGATTAACAAGGCAGACCTAGAGTATGCCGATAACTTCAGAGCCTATCGCTTCAAGGATGGGCTACACTCACCGCCATACAAGAAGGCCGCAGCTAAAGGTTGCTGTGGTGTAGCTGAGTGGTGGGTTAAATCAAGAGCAGGTGATGTATGGCGCATCGGCTGTAACTATGGACACTAAAGGAGACACTAACATGGACTACGTATTACCTATCAATGACTACAGCATTGACCTACAGAAAGAGATAGACGATGCAGAATGGCTTGGCGAGTTTGATCGTGCAGACAACGTGCAGCGTGAGCTAGATGATGTCAGGCGTATGATTGACAACGGTGAACTTTACTACCCAATGTTCTAATGGAGAAGAGACAATGATTATTGAAGACCAAACAGTAGAAGTAAAAGTATGGGATCATAACGATGCGGTGATCTTTGTATATGAAAGTGTACACGAGAAGACAGGTGAAGTACATGAGTCGGGCATTGATGTGTGGCGTAGCTACAAGCAAGTAGTCACAGCTATTCCAGTAGACTTTATTTATGACGAAGACTTATCTGATGATGCTAAACTAGAGAAGGTACGCAATGCAGCAGATGCATTGAGCCAACTGTACTCCCATGCAGGAGACTACGAGATGGGTGTATCTTACTACATCAACCACGATCCATACATCAACAGCTAGTATGGTAGCAGGTTCACAAATAGTAATACCCTTCCTCATAGCCTATGTAGGTGGGTTCATCTACTTCATGTGGAAGGGTATAGACGATGATGATACGTAAGTATATCAAACGAGTGCTCACTGCCTTCAGTGTACTAATCAATGTACTTGTAGGCGGTAGCAACAATCAAACGTTCAGCGCCAGGAATTGGCAATGGAAGAGAGACAATAGGCTTAACGTAGTGTGGTTTATTGATACTGTAATAGGGAAAGGACACTGTTCAGAATGCTGGGTATACTGGAAGACAAGAAAGAAATGGTGAAGAAACCTACAGAAGACTCAAGGCTTAGCACTTTGATTGACTACTACCTTGATAGTAAGTCTTACCGTAACCTCTCACCTACGTCACAGAAGGAGTACTACCTTAACTTAAAAGTTGTGCGTAGGGATCTAGGTGGTGTTCTACTTAGGAACATGTCCACTACACAGGTAGAAGCTGCGTATGATGAGTGGATCAAGAATGGTATACCTAGAGCTAACAAGCTTGCGGCTATACTGTCCATCGTACTTAACAAAGCCATAGGTCTAGGCATACGTATAGTCAATCCAGTACCGCACATGGATCGTGTACCTAACCCACCTCGCAAGGTTACGTGGGAGCCTGAGCAAGTAAAGGCTTTCCTGCTTACCGCTTACAGTGAGTGGACAGGATACTCTATTGGGTTGATTGTACACATGGCATATGAGTGGGGCCAGCGTGTAGGTGACATGCGTTTACTTACATGGGGTGCATTAGATCTAGAGAACAGCCGCATGGACTTAACGCAGAGCAAGCGAGGTGCAGACGTACACTTACCTATCAGTGATGGGCTTAGGAGTATTCTTGTAGAGCAGAAAGAACGGTTTGGCTTTCAGGAATACGTAGCACCCCGAACAAAGAAGATCAACAACGTGCATAGCCCTTACGCTAAGGCTAAGCTACACATGTATGTTAATCAGATCAAAGAACAGGCAGGTCTACCTAAAGAGTTAACCGCTATGGACATGCGCCGTACTGCTATCACTGAGATGGTAGAGGCAGGTGTTGACATCACGCAGATCAAACAAGTCAGTGGACACGTCAACATCCAAAGCCTTACGCCTTACATCAAGCACACCTTTACTGGTGCATCAGAAGCACTAGCCCAGCGCAGTGCATTCAAGGAGAAAGAATGACTATCTGGCAGCAACACAGGCAGTACGCAGAAGAGATGGCAATTAACGGGCCGCATCGTGGTGACTGTCCGTTTTGCAACAGCAAGAATACTTTTACTGCATCGATGGAGATGGGTGTCTTGAAGTACAACTGCTTCAAGTTAGCCTGTGATGTTGGCGGTAGGTTCGACACAGACATGACACGAGCAGAGTTGGAGAGTTACTTCGTGAAACCATTACTAGAATCATCCAGTGATAACAAAGAGTTACAGCCCTTTGTTTATCCAGAACATATCACTACAGAGGGCAATGCTACCATGCGTAGGTTCAAGCAGCGATGGCCTGTCTTAGCTGGTGAGTCATTAATGTATGACGTGAAAGATAAACGTGCGGTGTTTCCTATCGTACACAATGGTACTGTTGTTGATGCTATTGGACGTGCTCTTGATGGTGCTATACCAAAGTGGTACAGGTATGGTGGTAGTGCAGACTATTATGTACGCTCTATGTCTGACCGTAACAGTGTCTACGTTGTGGTAGAGGATGTCATCAGTGCTATCACTGTGGCTAAGAAGCTACCCAATTCGGTTGGGTTTGCTATACTTGGGACTAGCTTGACAGATAAACACTTAGAGTATATACAAGACAACGCAACAAAGGTTATCGTTGCGCTTGACCCTGATGCCTTACAGAAGACGTTGAGCTACAAGAAAGAGATAGAGATGTGGACAGGTCTACCTAGCTATGCGTTGTACTTACAGGATGACTTGAAGTACGAGAGGCCTGAGGACTTAGATGAACTGAGGAAGCTGGCCTATGAAGAACAAGACAAACCCTATGGCTAAAGATTTAAGACAGCCTAAGTATAAACCTCAGGTTATACCTGACAAGAAGAAACCTAAACCATTACGTAAAGAGAAACATAAAGGAGTTAGAGATGACTTTACTGAAAGAACTTAGTGTAAATCCTAGAACAGGTAAGCCAAAGTATTATCAAGAAGGTAACACTTCTGACATACAAAAGGATCGTAACAACAAGAGCAACCCAAGAAACAATCCACAGCGTATGTTTGTAAACGGTAAATACATTCCGAAGAAACACCCGTTGTATAAACCAGGTCACTACAAATCTTTTGGTGACGCAGCGTTCAGTGCCTTACAGAAAGACAAACAAATCCTTGAGGGTTACGTGTACGCTATCCGTAACAAGGCTTGGCCTGACTGGGTTAAGATTGGCAAGGCAGTAGACGCAGAGGATAGACTCAATGGCTATCAAACAAGCTCACCTATGCGTGACTATGAGTTGATCCATTCAGTTTACTTTGATGATCGTAACAAGGCTGAGCGTGACGCACACAAGGTAGCTGAGCGTAAAGGTGAACGTAAAGGTGAATGGTTTAAGATAACAGAAGATCAGGCACTAGAAGTATTACGGGAGTTGACACTTGATTAAAGTAACATACATAGATCACATGGGTACTGACTTGACAGTAGCTAATGCTGCTCGTGTAAGCTTTGGTAAGCAGAGTGAGATGGATACGAGTGATGTATGGGGGCCACCTAAGTTGAAAGACAAGGACGCTAAGCTTATTCGTTATCTTGCAGAGCACAAACACATCAGCCCCTTTGGGCATTGCTTTGCTAGTTTCCACATCAAGGCACCAGTCTTTGTAGCTAGACAGTTAGTCAAGCATAAGTTTCTACGTTGGAATGAAGTATCAAGACGATACGTAGACAAGGAGCCTGAGTTCTATGTGCCTAGATCTTGGCGTGGGCGCAGCGAAGATAAGAAGCAAGGTAGTAGTGGCGAGTGGTATGATGAGGATGCTGATCGTATTATTAGCGACTTGCATCATAGGGCTTTAAAAGATTACCAAAGGTTGTTGTTAGAAAATGTATGTCCTGAGCAAGCACGTATGGTACTGCCACAGAGTATGATGACTGAGTGGTACTGGTCAGGTAGCTTAGATGCCTTTGCTGACATGTGTAACTTACGTTGTAAGGGTGACACACAAGCAGAGACTCAGTATGTAGCTTGGGATATTAACTACGAGATGTCTAAGCTGTTCCCCGTATCGTGGAAAGCATTAAGGGAGAGCGTATGATGAGAGGTAATATTAGTGGTGCAATCAAGGCGTCTGCCATAGTCGCATTTATAATAGCAGGTCTACCTGTATTAATTGCTATGACATATGACGAGTTCCCACGTTACTGTAAGCAGACTATCTTGCTACCATGTATAGGAGTAAAGGATGAGTGAAATAAAAGTAACAGAAGTAGAAGAGCATGAGGATGGCAGTGCTACACTACAAGTAGAGTGTGACCCTGAGACATTCGCAGCGGTATTTAACGTAGGATTTATAACATTAGTAGAAGCTGGTTTAGAATCAGAGTCAAACAGAGTAAAAAAGAAATGGCAGAAATGTGTAAGCTGTGGTGGCCCAGCGCAGAATGACATGTGTGGCTTTTGTTTAGAAGAGGAGTAGTACTATGAGCATGGCTGGAACAATAGAAGATATGAGATGGGAGATCAAACAATTAAAGAAAGAAAATGATTTACTATCAAAGCAGTTAAGAAAGAAAGACCAAGAGTTATCAGACCTCAAGAATAACATACGAGAGTTTGATGATGATGAACGGAAGAGAGCTATAGAGAGGAACAAAGCTAATGGAATTAGCACTGATTAGAACTTTGATGGACAAGGACTTTTATGAGAACCATAAAGGTATCCGCACTCCTGACAAGCTCTTTACTAAAGAGGTTCGTAAGATCAAGAACACCTTAGACTACGCTATGCAGCAGTACGATAAGACCATTACACCTGCTGAACTTGAAGCGCTGTTCTTTACACGTAACGTTCTTACTACATCCAACAAAGATATGTACAAGGATCTATTCAAGAAGATAGGACATGAGCAGTCTCTATCAAAGGACATTGCACAAGAAGTATTAGCTAAGTTATTCCAGCAGCTAGTAGGAGAAGAGATAGCTAAGCTAGGCTTCCAGTATGTCAATGGATCAGAGAATACCTTAGAGCCTATGCGTAAGCTACTGTCCGACTATCAAGATGACTTTATGCCTAACCTCAAGGTTGATTGGGGTGACATCTCTATTGATAGTTTACTAGAGGCCAATGACATTCAGTCTAAGTGGCAGTTCAACATCCCATCCCTACGCAACCGTGTAGAGGGTATCAGTGGTGGTCACTTAGTGATTGTAGGTGCAAGGCCTAACACAGGTAAGACCAGCTTCCACGCCTCTCTTATCGCCTCTGAGGGTGGGTTCGCCAGGCAGGGTGCCAAGTGTATCATACTGTGTAACGAGGAGCACTACTCTCGTGTAGGTGCTAGGTATCTCAGTGCAGCTACGGACATGTCAATGGAAGAAGTCAAGGGTAACTACGCCCTAGCTAACACACGGTACAAACCAGTGCATGACAACATCAAGATCTATGACAGCACAGGTAAGGATATGTCTTGGGTTGAAGCTATCGTCAAAGCATATAAGCCTGACATCTTAGTGCTAGACATGGGTGATAAATTTGCAACACGTAATACAGATAAGTCAGATGTATACTTGAAAGAGGCAGCGATACATGCTAGGAACATTTCTAAGCAGTATGACTGTGCAATCATATGGATGTCACAGCTATCAGCAGTAGCGGAAGGTAAGGTGTACGTGGATCAATCAATGTTAGAAGGTAGTAAAACAGGTAAGGCTGCAGAGGCAGACCTGATGGTGTTGATCTCTAAGAACCCTGAGTTAAACGAAGGTAAGATACACACAGCTACTATAGATCCTAATGATGTAAGTACAAACAATCAAACCCAGCGCCACTTGAACATAGCTAAGAACAAGCTACGTGGTGGATGGCATGGTGTTGTACACTGTGAGTTGGATGGAGCAAGAGCGAGGTACATGGCTTAATGAAACGAGTATTAGACGTAGAGAATAGTATAACATTACGTAACGGTAAGATCTTTAACGATCCGTTTGAACCTGCCAATACTCTTACAGAGGTAGGCGTGTTGTGCTTAGAAACAGGCGATAAGGATCTGCTTTGCTTTGATCACTCAGAGCGTAACGACACTACGAAAAACAAATGCAAACTACAGAGATGGTTAGACTCTACAACCCTACTTATAGGTCACAACTTACAGTATGACTTGTCATGGCTGTGGGCTACAGGTTTCAAGTATGACGGTGACATCTATGACACCATGCTCGCTGAGTATATCTTACAGCGTGGGCAGAAGCAACCGCTAAGCCTAGAGCAGTGCGCTATCCGTAGGAACCTAGATCATCAGAAGGATGACACACTCAAAGAGTACTACAAGAAAGGATACAATACAAATGAAATCCCGTTGGATAAACTTAGTCACTACCTTGAGTGTGACTTGCGTACTACTGGTGAACTGTACGAAGCAGCCGAAAGAGACTACGCAGAGCCTACCTCAGATTCCCTCAACCGTATCAAAGGTATTACCTTCAACACCTGCCGCACTTTGGCACGAATGTACATGTCAGGAATCAGGGTGGATAGAGCCGCCCTCCAACACGTCAGGACTGAGTTCCAAGCAGAGAAATCCGATATTGAGCAGAGACTGTCTACAAAAGTGCGAGCGTTAATGGGGGCTACCCCTATAAACTTGAACAGTCCAGAGCAACTATCTCAGGTTATCTTCAGTCGCCGCATTCACAACAAGAAAGAATGGGCTGACCTATTTGAATATGCAGATAATGCAGCAGACTACAAGAACATCATTGAGGCTAACAGTGACTTGATGCGTAAGACAGTTGCGCTACACTGTGGTACATGTAACGGTACAGGTAAAACATTTAAGACTAAGAAAGACGGTACACCTTTTAAGAAAGGCAATGCCTGTTCTGACTGTGGCGGTAAAGGCTACAGACTAAAAGAGACAAACGAGATGGCTGGCTTAGGGTTCAACCCACCACCCGCACGTAAATGGATTAGCTACAACGGCTTCGCTACAGGAAAGGAT